CTCAACTGAATACGATATAACCTCGAAAAAATATCGGAGGAAAGTATATTCAGGCGCAAATTCAAGGTTCGCTGTCAAAGCGGCGAAACGGAGATTAAGTAAAAAGGCAAGACGCAGTGAATTAAGGATTCAAGCCGAAGATGAAGCCGAAAAATTCAACGCTGAACTATTGAAATGGCAAGATTGGGACGGTTTTGGAGTTTGATAATGAATAAGATAATTTTAAGGTTTATTGTCAATATTATAGATTTTCTATTATATCTGATATACGAAGCTAATCATATAGTTCTATCTATAGGTATTGTCTATTGGATATATTTTAATTGCTATTTTGGCTGGAATATGCTTCCAAAGTCGAATACGGAAATAATTTGTGACGGGATATTTGTATTGATTATCGCATTGGCATTGCCTAAACCCAAAATCGGAGCTTGACAATTATCATGCCAAAAAACGGGGGTTTTGAAAATATTTTTATGGCGAGGCGCGAAAAACATAACTCTATATATATCAATGATTTAACGACGCGCTACAATGCTCTACAATCGATTCTGAAAATATTTTAATATACTCATATAGCCGTTTTTGAGGATTAGAGGCATTGACAGCAAAGGCTTATAAATAAAGGGCTTGCGCAAGGAATAAGAAAGGGGTTAAAAAGGGCGGGTTTGATACAAGGCATTTAAACGCGGATTTTGAAAAAAGCGAAGGGATTTTTGAAAAATAATTTTAGCGAGAAACTTAACAGAATTTTGAATATATGATTAAAAATTGTCAAAAAGGCACATTATGAAACTATCTAAAATAAAGCCGAACCCGAACAACCCGCGAACGATCCGCGACCACTTGACATTTGCTAAAATATTCGTATAATATAGAAAAACTTAAAAAGTGTTCGGGACAGCGGGTAGCACCCGTTTCTCGAAACCTACGCGAGTAGAGATTACCGAACACAGAATTAACTGCGTAGGAGTTAGCTATGATTCACAGAACACCGAAAGGCGCGGAAAATCCATTTACGATGGCAGATAATCAATACATAACAGACCCGAACTTAACAGCGAAGGCGAAGGGTATTTTGCTTTATATGCTATCGAGACCAGACGACTGGACATTTTATATGTCCGAAATTAAACAGCATTTCTCGGACGGTGAATCGGCTATTCGTTCTGGAATAAAAGAGCTTATTGAGGCGGGATATATTGAGCGAAGCATGATTCAGAATGAGCAAGGCCGTTTTGAGGGGTATTGTTATGATATATTTGAGCGCCCTCAAATAAAAACCGTTTGCGGAAAATCCACAAATGGTAAATCGCATACTACTAATATAGATAATACAAAAACTGATAAAACTAATAAGAATATAAAGACTATCTCTATCGAGATAGCGAGTTTGTTTAATAGTGAGATAGGAGAGGTTATTAATCTGTATTTTAGTATCTTTAAACAGAAAATAGGCACTGAACACCCCTTTATCAAAAAAGAACATTTATTCAGAATAGCCGAAAAATTAGCGGACTTGGCTGATGAATACAGATTTACAATCGATGAATGGAGCGATATAATAAACGAATATTTCAAGGCCTATTCTCATAGAAGTGACTGTAATATAATACACTTCGCCTCGGGAGACAATTTAGAAATACTCATAAAGCGAGTGGCTTAATTGACCCCTTGACAAATGAAATTTTATGATTATAATATAGGCAGTTTTTTTAATTTAATATATTCAAATATTTGAATATTTAAAGATATGTATAAACAACGAGGACAATATGGCAAAAGTAGGAAGGCCTAAAAAGGAAATAGATTATAAGATAGTTGAGGCAATGGCGAATGTATTTTGCACTCAAATCGAAATAGCCTCACAGCTTGATCTTAATGTTAGAACACTACTGAGAGATAAAGAATTTTGTCACATATATAATAAAGGCATTGAAACGGCAAAAGCGAGCCTCAGGCGCACGCAATATAAAAAGGCCAATGAAGGAAACGCTACTATGCTTATTTGGCTCGGAAAGCAATATCTCGGCCAAAGCGATAAAACAGAAACGACAAACGACGGCTTGAAAGAGGCCGTTGACAAGTTGAATAATATATATGAAAATCTAAGTGAAGTTTAGCGAGAAGCAACGGCTTGCATATCGAACCTCGACGAAGCGCTATAATGTTTTGTCGGGGGCTATGTCTTCGGGCAAGACTCACTTATGTAATATCATATTCCCATCGTTCATTCTCGGGACTTATGGCACGCCTCCGCCGGATAAAGATTTTATCATTGTTGGGAAAACGCAAGGCACGGTTAGGCAGAATATCATTAATCCTATGCTTGAGATATTCGGGGCGCTTGTTGAATTGAAGCGCGAGGACGGCTTGACTTATTTGTGTTTTGCGAACGGCCGGCGGGCTTGGTGCACGGGCGCGGATAACGAAAAGGCCTATACGAAGATACTCGGAAAGGTATTTGCGGGGGCTTATATTGACGAGGTTGTGGAGCTTGATAAAAAGGCCGTAAATCAAGTGATGGGACGTGTAATGGACGGCGGCAGGGTATATTTTACAACGAACCCGAGTTCGCCATATCACTGGTTCTATAAGGACATGGTGGAGAAGGCCGAAAGTGACGAACAGATAAATTATATTCCGTTTGGCTTGCTCGACAATCCGACCTTGACGGAATTGCAGATAAAGGAATTGAATACCCGCTATACAGGGTTATTCCATAAGCGATATATACAAGGGATTTGGACAGCGGCCGAAGGGGTTATATATGATATGTTCGATCCCGAGATTCATGTCAAGCCGTATTTGGGCGGTGCGATTCTTGAAAACAACTGCTTTTTGGATTATGGCATAGGCAACCCATTTGTGGTTATGAATATAGTCAAGTCCGAGGGCGGCATTTGGGCGATGTCGGAATACGGCTATGATTCTAAAGAGGCCGGAAAGCAGAAAACAGACGACGAATATATACAAGACATTTTGAATTATTATATAGCGAATAAGTTAAGTATGAAAACGCCCTTGATATGCGACCCCTCGATAACCTATAGGTTTAGGTCGGCCTTGACAAAGGCGGGGTTTGTTGTGAAGTTTGCGAATAATAGTGTTTTGAGCGGAATAGGCGAGGTGGCTTCACTATTAAGCCAAGACCGCTTTCATCTTGTTGACGGCAAATGTAAGGGCGCGGAGCTTGAATTTTCGAGCTATTGTTGGGATTTGCAGGCACAGAAAAAAGGCGAAGATAAGCCGTTGAAAGTCAACGACCATAGAATGGATGTAATAAGATACGCGGTAAATCATTATATGAATAAACCTCGAAGGGCGAGAATAGGCGGGAGCGCGATATGATTTTACAAGGTTCTGAATGGACTATCTTTCACGAGCAATTAATGGACGCTCGGCGCGAGGCCTTGAATAATCTTCGCTTGGATTCAGAGCGGTCGGTGGATTTTTATAACGGCGTTCAAAAGCCTTATATGGACGCTNNTTTGAGCAGATATTCACGAACTGGAGCGATAATAAAGGCAAGATTCCGCTAACTACTTTCAATTTTACGAAAGCGATTATAAACGGATTATCGAAGTTATATAAAGAGGGAACGCAACGAAGCATATATATCGGCGACAATGAAGATGAAGCGGCTACAGAGCTATATAATAGCATTATAAGAGATGCGATGAAGCCGTCTTGGATGAAAACAGTTGACCGCATGACTCGGCTTGTAAAGACGGTTCTTGTTCATCCTTATTGGGATTATGACAAAGGGATGCTTTCATATCGGATATTTACGCCGGACTTATGCGATGTAAAGCAATCGCCTTATAACCCGCAAAAGTTGACGGCGGTCGTTTATAAGTTATCCGCTATTGACACGGCTAATAATATAGGGGGTTATGAAGGCGAGGCCAAGACTGATTATTATGTTTATTGGGATAACGAGAATACATATTGGATTGATGAGTGGGGTCAAAGGATTCAAAACCCCGACAATCCCGAGGCTATAAACCCGTATAAGATATTGACATTTGCTACATTCCGCGATTCTATGCCTATAGGCAATCAATTTTGGGGTGATATTGACGAAACGATTATAGGCGTGAATATGGACATAAATGCAATGGCAACGGACTTAAAACACCTTGCGAGAATGCAGTGTTTTTCGCAGGCGGTTGCTATAG